GTATTGGATTGCGGCCAGCACCATCATTGGCTCGCTGGTGGCGATTGCCTCGGTGATTGTGCCGTTTACCAAAACCCCGAAAGATGACGAGATTCTCGCCAAGGTGAAAACCGTGCTTGCTCGCTTGTCCATTCTGAAACCCAAGGCGTAGTATGTATGAGCTTATCGCCCTATTTGTCCTTCTGGCTATTTTGGGGGGCTGTATTGCCTTCATGGTATCAGCCGCAAAGTCAGCCGCAATCGCAGAAGATGACCTCGACGAAGCAGGGCAGGAACTCAAACACGTTGCTGGATTAATGGAGAAAACAGAAGATGCGTTACGCAATCGCCCTCGCACTCTTAACGACGCTCTTGACCGCTTGTGAGTTTGAGCGGATTCGCTACGTTCAAGCCTGCCCCAAGCGTCTGTATATGCCTGCCTGCATGAAAGACTATCTGCGCGGCAACGGTGATGCTCTGTGCCCCGATGGTGTGGAGTATCTGAAAGATTTAACCACTCAACAAGAAAGGTTGCCACAATGAAACTACTCGCAATTGCTCTTTGCTTCGCCACCGTGCTTTACTGGGAGCCTGCTGTCGCCAGTCAGTGCTGCGATGGTGGATTCATTCGCGGTGAAGATAAAGAGCCGTAATAAGACGGCCTCCCCTTTGCATGGAGCGCGGGGGAGGCACTAATTGAGATTATAATGTTTGGCTCTATGTGTAAATCTAAATGTAGAAAATGCAATTGTGAGTACACGCCTTGCAATCAAGGATTTGTAATGTTTTCACGTCTTTGCCAAAAGTGCCACAAAGAATCAATAGTTGACTATTGCAAAACGTTAATAAAAGAAAAAGAAAAGCCGCACCGTCTATGCAAGCAGTGAGGGTGCGGCACACCTTGCGGCGTGTGGTAATCAACACCCTACTCCTATACGTCTATAGGCATCATCTGTCGATTCAGATTCGGCGCTTACGTCCGGGGTCAACGCAATCATCATACACCATTCAGATTATTTTGCAATAAAAATACCGCCAGCGTGGTGACTGGCGGCTTTCCCCATGCAAAAAAAAACCCCACGGGATGAGGCGTGGGGTTAAACTTTACAGGGGAGGTTCAAAGTAACGGAAGCAACGAAAATCAACACAATAAAGGTTAATACACAACTTCCTTCACCATGAAGGACACTCACCCTACAAAAGAAAACCCCCGCTGTCAAGCGAGGGCTTGCTCGGAATGGTCTATCGCTTTGCCGGGGGCGGCAGGGCGTTCCAGCACCGCTATGGCGTGGTCTAGGGCTTGCCCCAATTCCTTTGGCGCAAATGGCATTTCAACTGGCTGGCCGAAATCATACGGAGGCTTTCCACGCCGCCATAGTTGGTACTCCTGCAAAATCCGCACTGCTTTTTCGTTTGTCATCATCCCCTCGCTTTCAAGTGTTCTGACTCCGGCATTGATGTCGATGTCAAAGTTAGTGTTCTGTATTGAACAGAAGCGCCACACCACTGACAAGCCAGCACGCCATAGACAGGATTATAGACTGGTGCATGCGGGGTGCAGTAGGGTTTGTGCTTAATGTTCATGATTGTGCTTTCAAGTGTTCTGGGAGTTGGGAGAGGGCTTGACGCGCACGCTCACCCGCATCTTTCCCTGCTTCATCAATGATCGTCATGCAAACCTCCATTCCAGTTAGCCCTTCAACAGGTTTTTTGAATTCTTCGGCATCGCTTAGATAATTTTCTCGGTTAGCGTAAAACTCCAAAGCCTCCACCAACTCCCGCACATGCTCCGCGCCGCTGGCTTTTATTGCGGCTTGCTGATATTTTACCGCGTACTCTGCCATCCACACTGGAATGTCATTTTCAAGCGGAGTGCCAGCTATAAACTTCTTGAACAGCACGCGACCCTCAACATCTGCTTTTGCAAATGCCAGAATATCCTGCCACTGCATCGTTGCTAATTGCTTATTGCGTGTATCCTCAAACGAATCAGCAACCGCCTCTACCTGCTCTGCTGGTGGGGTGGGTGTTGTGCGGCTTGGAGGGTAATGCCTCTCCTGATACTCCCGCAAGTACCTCTCCGCTTGTGGCGAATGTTCGTATAAGAAGCGCTCAAGCGTCATTGGTGTTCTGGTGTTCTGCTTATCCATTGCGCGCCTCTTTCTGTAAATGTGCTATTGCATCTTCTATAGTGTAAAATGTTGCGGCTTTTTTCTTTGCGCTAGCTAAGGAAGAAACAAAGAATACAAAGCAGATTAGTATCTGATAGGCGGTTGCGTTGCCAAGATAGGCATAATTCAGATATGCCAGCATGGCAGGCGTGCCAAACGATACGCAATCACTAACAATTGATTGGATTGCACTCTCTCTAACGTAAATTAATTTTGGTGCTTTCGGTTTATCCATTGTGTGCCTCATCTGTTTTGTCCTGTAGGTTGCCTCCCAGAATAGCGGTTGCGCGGGTGACTCCGTTGTTGAGAATATGCCAAGTGGTTCCGCGCAAAGCATCGTTGTTTGTTTTTACACAATTCTCTTGATGCTGTGTTGCACTGAGAATAGTGTGCAACAATTCCTTAATGACTTCACCTGCCTGGCCATCATAAGCGACAACGCGAGTCAAGTGATCGCTGTGGAAGAAAATTGTTGCAGAAGTTTCGCCATTGCGAAGATTCAGCTCCTCAGCGTATTTTAGTAGTTCGGTGGTGTCGGTCATCACTCTTTCCCCTCTGCTATTGCTGTGGCTTGTTGGATTGCTTCTGCCGCAGGGTCAGAAAAAACACCAGCCCCGTGGCATTCCGCTATTGCTAGGATGTTCTGCAAGCCAGCCAACAAATCCTCCGCCACAAGAGCAAGCCGATCATCTGGCAGGGGGCGGAAGTGGGTGGGGTAGTTGGATTTATTAAGGCCGAACCATCCATAATCAGAGCAATCCGATTCTATTTGCTCAAACCACCCTTCGGGAACATAATCCACATCGTTTTCTTCGTCGCGGTCTATGTAATCTTCGTTTTCCCAATTCCAATCCTCCGCTCGCATTTCGTGCTTGCCAATATAAATTGCTATGGTCACGCCGTATTTACCATTATTTCGAGGCAAGCGCACAAGAAGTTGCCGCTTTAAGTCAGTTTCCGTGGCCTCCGCTATCGGCCTCCACTTATTCTCTGCGATTAGTTTGGTGAGTGGGGTGGTCATGAGTTCCTCGCTTTCAGCATTTTCATAAGTGTTTTCTTAACCTCAAAAGATTCAACTCTCCCCAAGGCCACAAGCATACCAAAGCACGATTGATACATCTCGCCAGTGACTTTATTGCCAATCAAAAGCGTGTCAGGGTTGCCAACTGCGTAATAGTAAATCCCAGATGAATAGCACCCGTCTTTCTTTGTTTTTGCCTTTTCTAGAATAGAGTCAAATGTCTTCCTCAACATTCTGTATCCTTTGGTTGTTGGGTGGTTGGCGGAAGGTGAAAGATATTTTCTCTCCACCATGCGCCGTGTTTTTCTGCTACTGTCACTGCAAAGTCGTGCGGGAGCATTGCTGTGATTAACTGAAACGCCCCCATCCATAGAAAGAATGCGCCAAGCAATATGTTTATGGCTCCTAAAAACATCCACCTACTCTCCTTTTCCTGTTGCTGCGTTGATTGCGTCAAGTATTCTCGCCGCCTCTGCTATTTTATTATTTGTCATAAAACCGATTAACCTACGAGCCTCCCGCGCCTGCTCAAGCAACGCTTTGAGGGTGGCGTTTTCCACCTGCAGCAGTGCAGCAGCCTTGCTGTTGTCAGTGTAAATACGAACTTCCCTTAACCGCGCAATCTCCGCATCCTTCGCCTCAAGCAACGGCTGGTAGTGGGCGGTGGCGGCTTGCCATGTTTCCCATCGCGCTTGTGTGAAAGCTCCAGTATAGTTCCCGTGTTCGTCTTGCTCTGGATTGCTGCCATACCATGCAATAAAATCCTCTCTCTCCTTACTCATCGCCCTGTCCTTTCCACTCGCTCGCCCGTTTATTTTCTTCTGCAATTTCCAACGCAATCTCACGCGCTGCAAGCGACAACGGAATATTACGCATTCCACTCTGCCCAGTCTGGTTGCCTAGGGGTTCATAGAAGCTCAACCCCAGCTCCTTCATAGCAATTTCAAGCTGCGTAAGCCCGGCACGAAGGTGACCGTCTGCAAGCGCAAACTGGTTGTGCGCTTTCATTAATGCTAATTCTGGTTTCATTATTCTTCCTTCATCCTGTTTTCATATTCTTCTGCGGTAATCCGTCCTGATAGATATTCCGCCGTTAATCTAAATCCCAAATGTGCAGCCATGTGTGATGATATTTCAGTTTTTGCCGCATCACTTATCCATTCAGAGTTCTGCAACTCTTGGAAAAATTTATGCCTTCCCGCTTCCTCTTCCATTACATCCACCATAAAACAAAAAGTTCATACCCACCAAATAACGCCACAGGCGCAACCCACCATAATTTTTCCCGCCATGTGGGGCGGCGCAGTTTTATCACTTGCATCTCAATACGTCCTTTCTTGTCTTTTGTGTTCCTTCCAGCCTTCGCCTTCCTCTGCACAATCAGGGCAATGCCCAAAATCATCCATAGAATCCAACGACATTATTTTGCACGAGCGGCACTCGTAAAGGTCGTCATTAAGGTATGGCTTATTATCAATGACGGTAACGTATTCATCCCCAAACTCTGCAACTTCTTCTGCGGATAATGGCATTATTTTCTTCATTTGTGCCTCGCTATTTGTTCTTGACAACTCCCTTTATAATGGGCAAAATGCCCATAGTCAACATTAAAGAGAGAAAAAAATGCAAACTATCAAACTTTACTTTAGAACAGCAGATGTAAAGCTGTTTGCGAAGATAACTAAGCTGGCAGAAAACAACGGCATTTCGGTTAATCAGGCGATTATGAAACTACTGAGAAAGGAAATAGGGAAATGAACCACCCCCGCGCAGTATTTCTAGGAGAGCTAGAGAAGTTACGCCGTCGGTTTGAAAAGCACACCGAAGGCTTTAATATGGATGAATTACAATGGCGCAACACTTATATGGAGTGGCTGGCTAAAGAATGGAGTGTGAAGTGAAAAAACTCCTAAAATCCCTACACGTCATGGCCGCCACAGATAAAGATGTGACGTGGCAAAAGCACAGTGCAATAGCACAGATAGAGCTGGAGCGTATGCTGGCGGAGATTATTGCAGAACGGAAGCGGCGAGGGGTGTAGGTGAAATAAAAAGGGAGGGATTTTTTCCCTCCCTTAATTTTTATCAAAATGGGATTTCGTCATCTATTGCAGGCTGGGGCGCGTAGCCATCTTGCTTTTGCTGATTGTGCGTTGTCTGGCTATTGTTTTCTTTAGGCGTAAACAAACTTATCATAATGCTTTCACGGTCTGACGCTACGCCAGCTGGATTAAATGTTTTTTCCAGCAGAATATACTCGCCTCCATCATTGCCAGTCATCAATGCACCGATATTTTTATAGCGGTTTTTCTGGTTGCCGTATTGGTCAGTATAACTACCAACTTTTACCGCTAAATCGTATTTTTTACCCATTGCTTAATTCTCCTTGTTTTTTAGATACTGCTTCATTTACTGCTTTTGATAATTCAGGATATGCCGCAGTAAACCTATCCATTGTGGCGGCCTCACGGTCAAGAATGGCAATCACTGATTCTTGACTACTTGCAGCTTTGATTTCTCGAATAATAGCATCTTTGCGTTTTTCTGCTGCTGCTAGTTTTTTTGCGCTATCATCCTCCGCAGCCGAAACCACCAACGGCTTTACCTGATATGGCTTGCGCTGGCCTTTTGTAGCAGTCAGTGCTAGTACCACAGCTTGCTCAATACCTGTTGCATGGCTAATGCGAATACCTCCAACTTTTATGCCGCCATATTTCACATCGGGGTCATTATATAACGTCACACTGTGACCGCACCACGCGGCGGCAGTATCACCCCATAGTGAACGCATCACGCGAATCATCGACTTGCATGGCTTCCACGGTTTTCCGTTCTCGTTTTCATAATGCACCACAATTTTTTGTTCAGCATTCCCCGCCTTTACGCCTGTAATCTTAATGGTTTTTGTGGTGTTAATTAGGTCATCCGCATTTAGCTGGTCGCTTTTTGGCGCACAGGCGGCTGCAATATCTACTTCACTCATATTACTAAATCTCCTTCTGCTTTTCTTTCTGTTGGTACTAAATTAACTATTTTATTAACATAATCGTTAATTCTCTCTTTAACCGCCGCATCAAACGCAATCGCAGCATCTAATATCTTACCCTGCATCTCATAATCAGCCATTACACGCTTCACATACAATCGAAGCCCTGCACTGTAGCTAATAAAATCACACCATTTGCGGCCAGAAACCAGCAAACCTGTCTGAATCTGCAACAGATATTCTTCTGGCACTTCATCGTTAATAATCGTTTCCACCTGATACTTTGCGCGGCGACTTTTAATCTCAATTACTCCTTTATCTCCCACCAATCCATCCGGCGAATAACCCAAAGTAATGCCGCGTATTTCATGCGTAATAAATCCCGCCTGCTGAACTGGCGCATAGTGCTTTGCATATAATTCACGCGCTACTGCCTCGTCCTCCATACCGCGCAACATATCATCGCTAATATAGGCTGGCTCGACGTGCTGCGTAATTCTCTGAGCGGCAATTTCAAAAACATGAGCGCGACTCTTATCGTTATTCGCAAATTGCATCTTGCTAGGTGTGATAATTAACTTCATCTCACTAGCAGTCAGCAATCCGCAACGCATCGCAAGCCACTCATCTGAGCCTTGCAATAAATCATTGTAAACAGTGATCATATATTTACCCTTTCTATAAATAATTTATAAAACATTGTTAAAAGCACTGTCAACATCTTTCTCGCTTCGTGCAAAAAAACCTATGCCGCCTGCTGCGTTAAGATTGTCTATAAACCGCTGCTGCTCTGGTCGTATTACGCCTTTTTCCGTCTTAACCTCCACCGCCGTAAATATCGCAAGCCGCTTTCCAATCAAATCGGGCGTAACTTCTACACTGTGCCACCCGATTAAATCGCTGCTGCCGTTTACCGATAGCCCCGCCTCGACTATTCGCTTTCCGTCCAGCGTGCGGAATTTTCCACGATTATTTCTAAATAAAACTACACCCAACTTGCTGGCAGCTAGCCTCACCTGATTGCTTACATTGGATTCTTCGACTGCCATACATTCCCTTTCTCTTTCATCCGGTAATAAGCCCAGCCAGCTTTATACCCCTGCCGTTTGGCTATTTTCAGAAAATCCTGAATCGTGTCGCACTGAGCAATCGCGGCATCTAAATCTGCGCCGTATAATTTTGCTTCTTTGACCGCCTCTACTAAGTCGCCTATTGACTCCTTCACTTCACGCTTTTTTACAGGAAACTCTGCGCCGCAGCTAGGGCAGTGTATTTCTTTTACACCGCAAACTGCATAGCACTGCTCACACTGCCGTACTGGCTGGACACTTATGCCCTTATTCGTGCGCTTCGGCGGCGCGTCCAAGCTCCACTCTCTATCCTCGTGCGGTAAACCATGCTCAAAACTATTTCCTGCGTGGTCGGCAAGTATGTAATGCGTCTTTCCTTCTGCCGGTCTGCTTCCCCTACCAGCCCTCTGCATATAATTCGCTAACGATTTTGTGGGGCTGGCATCGGCAATATAACTCACATTCGGCACGTCAAAACCCGCCGTAAAAAGATTCACATTCGTAAGCAATCGAATCTCGCCGTTGCGATAACGCTCAACAATCTTTTTACGCACCTTTCTCGTAGTATTTCCATCCAAGTGTTGCGCGGGTATGCCTGCCTCCGTAAATACTCCCGCAATCATCTCGCTATATTCAATCGTTGGGCAAAACACTATGCCCTGTCCGTTATTTGCTAAACGCTGATAGTGTGCTACAATATCACCAGTCACGCTACTGGCACTCATAACCCCAGCAACTCCAGCCGCATCGTATTCGCCACCACGAATCTTTACACCAGATAAATCTGGGCGAATGGCAGGCGCATAAACTTTAGGCGGAACCAACGCGCCACGTTCGATTAACTGCTGAATCGTCAACCCGCATACCATATCTTCAAAATACGGGCGGAGTGGCTTTCTATCTAAACGCTTCGGGGTAGCATCTAACCCTATGTGATAAGCAGGCGCATAGTGTTCGCGGATTCTTGCCCACGACGGCGAGGCAATTGCCCTACATTCATCCCATATTACTAAATCGGGAAAAAACATCACGTCATCCATACGGGCGCGGATCGTATCAATGCTGCCAACCTGTATGAAATTGCTATAATCAGGTTTATATACAGCAGCAATTACTGCTGCCGTCACACCAATATTGTCAAACGCCGCAACCGTCTGGTCTATCAATTCGTGGCGGTTACACAAAAATAACGTGCGGTTGCCTTTTTTTGCGGAATTAACCATAATGTAAGCAGCCGTGTAGGTTTTCCCGGCACCTGTTGCCATCTGCACCAATATGCTGCGCTTTCCTTCCGCAAACTTCACGCGCACACGGTCAATCATATCCTGCTGATCATCTCTCAACGTAACCATACACGCTCACTCCGCTGCTTTTCGCTGTTCCAGCGCACGCTGCTCTGAAAACCAAGCTGCTGCAAAATCTTTTTAATACGCTTCTCACTTATCGCATCCTTATCCCGCATCGTCATCTGCATTGCCCGCATTACCTGATCTGTCCTGAAACCACTCAACGGCAATTCACACAACACACGCTCAACATCTTCTGCCCACGGGTCAACATTCAAACGCTTCATCTGTTCAGCAACGGCTAATTCCTGCTCTTCTGGCGACAATCCAATATAAATACCAGATTTATACAGAGTCACCGCCTCCGCCCATAATTGTTCGCGGTCGTTTTTTAATGCGGGAATATCTACAGCCTTGGCCTTAAATGGCCAGAATCGTCGGTTGCCAGTCGGATCACTCAGATAATCATAATTATTCGTGGTTCCCGCTAACACAAAACTACGAGGATAACTCACAGGAGTTCTTGCATACGGCAACCGCCCTTTATCGACCTGAGTAGTAATCCACCGTTTAATCTCGTCATCATCGCGCTTTCGGAGTCCTACCAATTCCGCAAGCTCCACGATAATGCTGCCAGCCGTGAGCTGCATACAATCCTTGCTGGTTATCATCTCCATAGATAGCGAATCAGTAAAATAGCATTCCTCTTTTTCCCCAAACGTTGCCAAAGTTCTGAGTGCTGTGCTTTTTCCAAGATTCTGATTCCCCTCAATAATCAGCATGTGGTCAAACTTGCAGCCAGCATCAAAAACACGCTTTACTGCCGCAACCATCCATTTTTTACCAATCGCTGCCAAATACTCATCAGGCTCATCATCTGCCCCTAAATAATACGACAGCCACTTATCCAGCCGCGATATCCCATCCCACTTCAGGCCGTTAAAATACTCCTGCGCTGGATTAAATGCGGTACGATGCGCCACCACATCAATGCAAGCCGCAACCTTCCCCGCATCACTGCATAACCCGTGACGCTCTAAGCGCAAGCAAAGCTCTGTTATATCCGTATCGCCTAGCGGGTGAACATCCTCACCAATTACCACCGTCTGCTTGTGAAAATCATCGTAACGATAAACGCCTCTAAAATCTTCGTGATGCAGCAAATATTCCACCACGTTATTAATGCTCTTCCTATCAAGTTCCCCGTCCTTATATAGCAGCCGCTCTGCCCAGCTATCCTGCCTGCGCTCTGCCACACGGTTTAAGCTGCCGTCAATAAACGCCAGCGCATCCCCATCAGGATTTTCAACTAACCAATCGCCTGCATCCCATCCTTTCGGCTTTTCAGGCGGTATCGTCATAATCACGCCGCCGGTCTGCTGCGCAACATAACTGGCCGCCTTTTTACCAGTCACATCGTTATCAGGCCAGATAATCACCTCACGGCTTTTTAATACAGTCCAATCCGTTTTCTCTACTGCATTATCACCACCCGCTGACGACACCACGCACGCCCCTGTAGCACGCGCTAACTGCATAGCTTTCTTTTCACCCTGCACCACAATCACTAGCGGCGCAATAGGGTCAAAACCATATAACGGGCGAGGCTCAGGAAATGGAAAATACGTCCATCCGTGATTAGTCCAGCATATCATCGGCGTGATTTTTTTTGTGCCAGTTTCAATCCGTATTACCGCTTTGCCGCGCTCATAAGTAAATACATAAGCAAATTTTACGGGCTTCTTAAATCTTTTCTCAGGGTCTGGATTGTAAATTTCTAGCGTGTTTCCTACAATTTCTGGTGCATCTGGCAGAAGTTCAATGCCCTCGTATTTATCAACGTGAGGCAATTTAACCAGTGGCTCTCTGCGCTCCGTGTGCTCTCCCGCACCTAAATACTCCTTCGCCTCCCTTATACTCAGGCCGCGAGTTTCACGCAGATAATCAAATAAATCTCCGCCTATCCCGCAACCATAACACTTAAATCTTTCCCCGTGTTTGCTGGTGTAAACGTTAAAACTAGGAGTTTTCTCAGCGTGAACTGGGCATAAACCTACATAGTTACGCCCTTTCTTTGCCAACTTCGTGTCGTGCGAAACCACCTCGGATAATAATACCAAGTCCTTTACTTCCTCAATTTTCATGAGGTTTACTCCCCTAATTTTTTATCAATAGTTTCAAGCGCAAGATGCAACATCGCAGGAATAGGACGGCGTCCAGTCTCCCAATTATAAACGCTCGCCATTGATACATCTAGCAATCGCGCCAGCCGTTCTTGAGACAATCCGTGTTTCTCGCGGAACTTCTTAATCATTTCCATATATAACCCTCCTTTCTATTATTTCTTGTAACGCTGTTTTATTATTCTGGAAAGCGGAAAGTAAAAATAGTAATCTGGCAGGGGTCAACTTTTTTTGGGGTTGTTGAGAGTTGACCCTTGCCAGATTTCTAAACATCGGCATTTTTCAATTATTAATGGCGTAATGCGCGTAAGAATGGGTATATATAAATCAATAGCCTACGCTTTTCTGTTTTTATATGATGGCAAAGCGTAAGGCTAATTAGTTTTATATATCAATATCTTACTGTTATTCCTTACGAAATATGGAATAAATATGAAAACATTCTGGTAAATGGTGACATTTGACATTGATATTAGGCTCTATAGGGAAGCTAGCGTAAGGCGTAAGGTTATTGATTTATATAGATTGTCGTTTTTCTTATACTTTTATATTGTTATTTACTTATTAACAATATATATAAAGTATAACAACAAAAGGAGATTATTATGTTTGAAATAGAAAAAAATATACCAATTACCGGCGCGCGAAAACGACTTACTGGAATAGTGGAAACGATGAGAAAAATGGAAATAGGAGACAGCTTCTTAGCTAATGGCAGATCAGGCTCATGGCATCCGAATGCGAAAGAGGCTGGAATCAAAATAATTACACGCAGGCAACCTTGTGGCAAATATCGCATTTGGCGTATTGCGTAAGTATTTTTTTACCTCTGCCACATTTTTATTATTGACTGCTTTCTATAAACCTGTCATACCTAACACGTCAGCAAGGCAATCACGCCAAGCAATCGGGAGAATGAGACGATGACACATACCGAACAAATGAATGAGCTTTTTGCAGCATACTTCAACGCAAAGCTGGCAAAATACACCGCGATGTACAAAGACAATCATCAAGCCACTGTGGGCGCAAAGTTTGCCCTTGAGGATTTGATGCTGGATATTCGGCGCATCTCTGAAAACGCTACCAGCGAGGAGGTGCGGGATTATCTGGCGCAAGAGGTTGAAGATGCGGTGTTGGCCGCGCAGCCTAAAATTGTAATTACAGCGGCATAGGGGGAGCTATGAGTGATACAGTTTGGTTGGCTTTTGAACTGGTTGGCGGCAATGAGTCGCTGGTGGGTGTATATTCTACGCAAGACAAGGCTGTTGCCGCACTTAAGCCAGTAGTAAAAGCTCATGTTAAATATCTTTCAGAGTCAGAAAAGCGTAATGCGTCTATGTGGAAGTCATCAATCGACGGAACAGCCATAGAGTGTGAATTTTCTTATGATGGGATGATTCATAGCTTTTTCGCTACAGAACATGAGGTGGAATAATGAAATTAATTTTTTGGATATTCATTGTGCCGTTAGGTTTTATTGGCGGTGTTATTACTGGCATGATTCGCGGTGGTGCAGAAGAAGCAAAAAAAATGGTTAAGGAATTAAAAGATGGATAAGATTAGCTTTCACAAATGGGCAATAAGCGAGGGCTTTCCGGTGGCGAAAGATGCTAAGGGTGATTATGTCATGCCAACAAAATCAGCATATCAGGCATGGCAGGCGGCACTTGAAAAGGCCAGATTGCTGTGTCTTAACTTGCGCCATCATGATTTTAGTGCGGAATCAGATGATTGGAAACAGGGTACTTTTGATTGCGCTCACGCTATAGGAAAGGTTCAGGTTTCAACCAGATTTGAAAAAGTTTCATTGTGACAGACATTTTTGACCTGAAAAACCTAAACGACATTCCGCCAGAGCTTAAGCAGCAGCTTGTCGTCGAAAAAGTATGGAATCGAGAAAGGCAGCTACACGATGCAATCACGATGCGAGAACAAGGATACACTTACAAACAGATTGCTTTGCATCTTGGTTGCACAAAGCAGAATGTGCATAAGAGGTTAAAAAACCGCAAAGCAACAGTCTAACACACAATCGGGAGAATGAGACGATGACGGATTTAACTTATATCACAGACGGAATGTCCACACGCTTCATTCCACAAACTACCGCAGGAGAAAATGCATGGCGTGAACTGGCAGCACAAAATGACGGTGTGGCAACCGTGTTTAACTTCCACGCGCAGGCAGTTATCGCGCAGCTTCGTGGTGCTGGATACAAAGTGGCAAAGGCAAAGCGCGAAAAAGTTAGCATGGGCGAGATTGATGCTCTGCTTGCGGAACTTGGGGTGTAGGGTGGAAACAAGTATAAACAATGAAGCACTAAAAAAAGCAGTAATGGTATGGGAGGGTGACAGGTTTTCTATATCATCGCTAGAAAAATCAATAATGTGCTATTTGAACCATACAGAGAAAGAAAATAAAAATAAGATTTTTTTGGAAATGTTGCTGGAAGCAGAATCTATTTTGACCATGGCTATGACAATTTTAAGTATGAATAAATCCGCTTTGTATGAAAATGAAATTAAATTGATAAGCAGGGGTGAAGAGTTTGTGCAGAAAATTGCCAAAGCAACAGCCTAACGCATAACATCGCCAGCAAGGCCGATTTTCCGCACGCATAGCAATAAATCAACCTAGGGAGCTACCAACACCATGCAAAATATTATTTCACAGCTTAAAGGGGCAGGAAAAATGCTTCTCGCGTTTAACATCGTTCTCGCGCTGTTTAATTTCAGCGTGCTGAAAGACAATCGGCATGTTAGTTTCTTGGTACTTGGTGAAAATTGCCAAGCCTTGGCAGCCGCTACAGACCAACTTGCAGCAATTAACCAGTTTGGGGGACGGTAATGAAAACAATCCAAAGCATGACCATGAACGATGGGCAAGCATATTTATCGGCAACCGAAGGCAGGTTTAAAATCACAGCAGAACAGCGCGGCGAGAGATTCCATCTCAAAGTGGTAAACACCAACACTGGCGAAGAAGTCTATGATGCAATTACAGGCTACAACGTCAACGAAGCAACTTGCTGGATGGGTGGGGCACTACGCACCGCTGAGCAAATGGAAGCAAGTTATAACACGGGGGGGAAGAAATGAAACGCGATGAACTCACAAAGCTAACGCTACAGGAAACCAAAGACGAAGACCTGCGCATGCGGAATATGCAAGAGAAAGTCATTATTGAACTCTGCGGCAAGTATGGCCGGGTGAAGGATGAGCAAAAATGAGGCCGCCCGCAAACCCATGGACACCCATTGAGCGAGCACAATACGCACTCAAGGAACTGTGGCGCGTTAAACGATTATACCCTATGCCGGAGCTGCAAAACATTTATGACAACCTCACCAGAGCAATCATCGAACTCGACCAAGAAATTGAATCTGCGAAAACTCACACCCGATGACATCGAAATTATTCGTGATGGACATAATCGGAAGTTGACAGCCGGACAGATTAGGATTAAGCTGAAAAATACGATTTCAGTTAATCATATCAACTATCTAATCAGGAATGATTTTATGCCTTGTGGTAAAAAGAAATCCGGCGGCGGTAAGAAAAAGTAATATGACCGAAAACACACTTCCAGACATTGTAAAACGCCGTGGTCGCCCTGCTAAGGAAGAAGCGTCTGTAGTAGCTGAATCTGCGCCAGTAGAAGCTCCCGCAATTGTATCACATACTAAAGCCCATCCAGTGGCTAAAGAAGTGTGCGAGAAACTGCGTTGTGAAGCATTGCCAGATGAATCGCCACTAGTTTTTACGTTTCGTCAGTTCACTGGTGCACAGCTTTGTGTAAATCTTAACAACTTCAAAGACCATCAAGGCGATATTCAGGCGCGATTGGTAATAGACCGCTTGATTGCCGCTGGGTTTATTGGTTAATAAAAATCTTAATAAACAATTAAGAAAAATTATGGCTAATGGAAAAGGAAATACTTTAGGTGCTGGCCGTCCAAAAGGTGTTTTGAATAAATCAACAACTGAGGTCAGAGAAGCCATAGCCGCTTTTGCTTCTGCCAATGTTGAGAAGATGGGGGAGTGGCTTAATGCAATAGATAACCCAGAAAAGAAGCTGGATTTATATTTGAAGGCCATTGAGTATCATATCCCCAAACTACAGCGCGTAGACACTAATCATTCAGGTAGCGTTGGGGTTACAAGCATTCCACCTCTCACTCGCGCAAAAGAGAGCCAGTTAGATGAATCACTCGAATCTGAGTATTGATGAGATACACAGGCTGCAAAAGATTCGTGAAAAGTGCGAGAATGATTTAATCTTTTTTGCACGTTACTTCTTTCGCGAATTGCGCGGTGAGAAGTTTATTGTAAACAGCCATCATCATAAGATATGCGCAGCGTTAAAAGATATTGAGCGCGGCGGAAATCTGCTGATTAACTTACCACCTCGATACGGCAAGACGGAACTTGGTGTTATTTGCTGGATAGCGCAATCTATTGCCAGAAATCCTAAGGCTAGGTTTATTCATTTATCATTTAGCGCGGAGCTTGCGCTGGAAAACTCTGCAAAATGCCGTGAGCTTATCAAGTCAGAGAAGTATCAGCAGTTGTGGCCTGTGAAAATTAAGCCAGATGCGGATAGTAAGGCAAAGTGGTACACCGAAGAAGGTGGTGGCGTGTATGCTACGCAAGCAGGCGGTGCGGTGACCGGTTTTGGTGCGGGTATAACAGGGGATGACGATGCTAGTGAATGGGGTGGGGCTATTATAGTCGATGACCCGCTGAAACCAGATGATGCGCGTTCCGAAGCTATCCGTTCCGCCATTAACGACCGCTTGAATAGCACGATTAAGAATCGCCGAAACAGTCGCAACACACCAATTGTCATTATCATGCAGCGATTGCATGAGATGGATATGAGTGGATTTGTGCTATCTGGTGGCATGGGTGAGCCGTTTAAGCACGTTAAGCTGGCTGCATTGCAAGATGATGGTACTGCACTGTGGCCAATGAAGCACAGCGTAGAAGAATTACAGCGGATGCGTGACACGCCAGAAGATAGGGCCAACTTCTGGGCACAATATCAGCAAGAGCCTGCACCTGGCGATGGCGATGTGTTTCGTAGTGAGTGGTTTTTGCGTTACAGGCAACTCCCCCCTGCTAATACCATTAAGATGATTATTCATTCGTGGGATACGGCATACAAAGCAGACCAGCATAATGACCCAACGGCTCTAACTGTATGGTGTGCTACGCAATCCCATCATTATCTTGCGGATTGTCTTAATCAGCGTATGGAATATCCGCAGCTTAAGCGTACCATTATTGCTATGGCTGAACGTGATAAGCCAGATGCAATCCTGATAGAAGATAAGGCAAGCGGGCAATCGCTTATTCAAGAACTACGCCAGCAAACCAATTTGCCCATCATTGCAGTAAAGCCAGATGCTGATAAGGAAACACGCGCGAGGGCTATTGCGGCTATGTTTGAATCACAGAAGATATTTATTCCCGATGCCGCACCGTGGTTAGATGATTATGAAAGGCAAATGTTACTCTTTCCAAACGCTAAAAATGATGATATTGTGGACAGCACGAGCCAATATCTGCGCTGGGTAAGGGACAATCATTATAATACGTCAGACGAATATGAAGCGATATTGCGGGGTGAGTTTACATGAAAACCGATAATGAAATCCTTACACAGTTTAACAAGGATTTAAGCCGCTTTCAGTCTAGTTATGAGCGCCAGCGTTTTGAGATTGCACAATGCTACGAGATGAAGGCGGGGCATCAGTTCACTGGCGAAGAACATGATACCCGTAAGCACTTGGACAAACCTATCATCACAGTAAACGTGGCGGCATCTTATATTGATGCAATCGCTGGAAGTGATGTGGTAAATGGCAAGCGCATTGAATATATTCCCGCTTCTGCTGCTTACGATAAAGAAATTGACCTCATGAATGATGCGGCGAAGTACATCGAGGATGTAGCCGATTTGCATTCTGAGCGATTAACGGCAATGAAAGATACGCTCACTTGCGGGCTTGGTGCGTATGTGAATCATCAAGATTATAGTGCAAAGGATGCGTCGGCAGGAAATCCAAAAGTGACTAGGGTATTCCCCGGCTTTACCTTCTATGACAATTCTGTGCGTGGTGCGCGGATTAATACCGATGCTAAGTTTATGGGATATGCTGACCCTGTGGATAGTGACAGCCTAACAAATTACATTAAGAAAAAACTTAAAAATAAAGATGATATACCAACAGGCCAAACTGGTACAACCGATTTGTGGTTTCTGACTTATTTGCGCGGAGATAACATCGCCAACCTTGATTTCTTGTATTATTATTATTGGTGGGATTTTGCAGATACCTATGATGTAGTAAATCCATTCGCTGAAGGTACCACACTTAGAAAGGTAATAGAGCAGAATGATGATGCAGCTAATATCATGGGTATTATATTTGATGAATTGCGTATCGATCAGATGCAGCCTTTATTCTTTTTTGATGAAGAAGAATTTAAGAGATTTAAGGAGGGGTTAGACGCATTAGAAAAGCAAACTGGCGTTGTTGTAGAGAGCCTTGAATACACTGTACGCGATAGCACAAAATGCTTTTACAAAGCAGAGATTGCGCGGGGGCAAGTGCTTAAAAAAAGCAAAACGTTTACGCAAAACGGCTTCCCGATGGTGTTTATCGTAGGTAACTATGATGAAATACTTGGAATTTACTATGGCCTGATGCGCCCATTGTTTGACCTGCAACGCGCTCTTAACATCGCTTATTCTGATTTGCTTGGCTATATCGAAGATGCTGTTACAGGCGGCGGTGCTTATGTTAAGGGCAGTATTGATAACATCAAGAAACTTGAACAAAGCAAAGCAAACGCTAAGAAGCTGACCTATATCACGCAGGATATGGATATTATCAGCAAGTCTAAAGCTGATACATTGCAAAGTCTTACATCGTTTATCCAAGTCACACTTGACCTGTTCCCTAAAGTGCTGGGTACGCCACCTGAGTTTATGGGTACGCTTTCCACTAAGGATATGGGCAGTAATCTTTATGCTCAAGTGATTAAGCAATCCACGCTTGCGCTTTCCAGTTTCGCAAACAACAGTGACGGCTCTATCAAACGTCAGGCTGATATTAACGTGGATTTTGCCAAACTTCTGGCGCGGCAGATTGATGGTTATTCTATCCATATCATTTCGCCCGATAGCTCAAATGATAAAACAATCGAGTTTCTAACTAAGGACAGGCTGGCTGACCAATACAAATACCGTATTGCTGAGCGTCCATTAACTCCGAATGAGAAGCGCGAAACCTTCCAAATGTTAATGGAGTATGCACCTACACTACAGCAAGCGGGCGTGAATATGACTGCTGCAACTGCTGCCATTATGGAGTTTGCGCCGTTTGAATATGAAACAAAGCAGAAATTCATTGAAGCTGCAACACCGCAACCCCCACAACCAGACCCCTTGAATCAGGCGTTGTTGCAATCACAAGTGGATCTGCAAAGCGCTCAGGCTGCTAAACTACTTTCTGATGCTGAAACGCAGAAACAACGTGTTGCTACAGAGGCGGCGCAGTCACAAATGGATGTGCTTAAGACTGCAAGCGAGATTGACTTAAACCAAGCAAAAGAAAAAGAGATTATGGCAAAAATAGGCGAGATGGTAAATAGTCGCCTTGATGCTATAGAGCAGTTGATACTGCAAAGACTTTAACGTTCACAAGGAGTTCACATGACTGAAGTAAATAGTAACACAGTAGAGCTTGGCTCTCTGGAAGATTTGGCCGCATATCTTAATGACGAAACGCCCGCGCCTGTGGCAGAAGAAGCGCCAGAGCAGGAGGTCGAAGAGGTTGAAGAATTAGAACAGGAAGAAGAATCTGAAGAAGAGGAAGTTTCCGCCGCTGAGGAAGAACAACCTAAGAAAAAGCGCACGATTTACGATGAAGTAAAAGACCTTCGCAAAGAGCGCAGAGAAGAACGTGAACGCGCAGCGGCAGCAGAGCAGAAAGCTGCTATTGCCGAAGAACAAGCACGTTTAGCGCAAGAAGCATATCGTAAAATGCTTGCTGCATTGGAGAAGCCAGAGACAAAAGAAGAACAGGACGAGCCGATTGACGCAGAGCACATCAATCCTTTGAAGGCAGAAGTAGCGCAGTTAAAGTTAGAAAATGCCTTAGAAAAAAGTCACAACTCTGGCGTTGCATCATTTGGTAATGAATACAATGTGGCGCGTCAAATTCTCTTGGCTGCTGAGATTAATGCCATTAAAGATGAACTAGAACCTGCTGGCTACACTGCTACTATGGCAGAAATTCAGCAAGTAGCGGCGCAAAGAGTAGCGCAACGTGAAATTACCCTTTTACAACAAGGTAAAAATGTGGCAGAATATACATGGAATCGCGCAAATCGCATTGCGGCGCAGTTTCAGCCTAGTAAACCTTCTGAGCCTAAGAAACCCAAGATTAACATCGCGGAAATCAATAAGGCTCGTGAACAAGCGGAGTTAGCACCTGTGAAAAGACAGGCTTCTAACGGTACGCAAGCCGGAAGCATTGAAGATTATAATAAAATCTTTGCTGCTGAAGATGCTCAAATGAGGGGATATATCTAGTTCGCGGGCAGGGCGCGTAATCCCTGAGTAACGTAGCTATGCGGTCATAGCTTGTTGCTTGCCTGACATATAGGCATGTTCGCTTGATAAGCGTTAAGCATCATTTTTTTTGTTTAACATTTTCACAAGGAGCATTCCTATGCCTACCGCAATTGGTACGCTTTCTCAGGGCAACGCTACGTTTGACCTAACAAAACAATCCGCACGTCTATATTATGAAGTGCGCACTGACGATTTAATGGCCATTCTTGGAATGGCTGGCGTAATCGTGCCAGAACAGAAACTAACCGAAGAAAACGGTACTACCGTTCAGCTTCAAGACATCAAACGCCGAGATTCTAAAGGTATTACGGGCGATGCTGATTTCTACAGCACCGCTACGCCTTATGAATACGGTGTTCGCACGCTGACCATCAATAAACTGAGCGACAACTTCAACTATCCGTTGAAGGGTACTCTGACGCAGCAAATTCACCCTGCTGATTTGCGTGCAGAACGTCCTCGCCTGTCTGTTGAATGGATGAAATCCATGATTCGCTACAGCGTGCTTAACCAAGCCGGTGGTAACACTGCAACCTCTATTACTGCTACTTGGAACGCATCTACTGCATTTACTGGCTCAGACCTTACGAAAGTAACGGGTTATAACGCTGGTATTGCTCCTAGCTCTACGTTCAAAGGTATCGGTAACTTGGGTTCTGGTGGCGTTACGACTGACCAAAGCGTAACTTCTTCTAACGTGCTTACGTTCCAAGATTTCCAGCGCATGCGTGAAACCATCAACTCTGCAACTGCGGGTTTTGCTTCCTTCAACAAAGTACAAGGCAAGCCCTATGATGTAGTAGCTGTTGTTTCTACTTCTGGTATGAACCAACTTCGCAACCAAGCACAGGCATCTGGTGCAAACTTCACTGTTTCTCAGTGGTTCTATCAGAAGCTTGCTGGTGGCCTCAAAGAGATTATGATTAGCAACTTTATTGTTGACCGCATTCTCTTTGTTGAAGTTGGTGACGATTACCTGCCTCGTGGTGTGCATACTGGTACTAGCGCGGAAGTAGCCAACACCCGTCGCGCCGTTGTCATGGGTGCTAACGCAGTAGACCTTGCTTATGGTAAGGGTTACACGCTGCCTAACGGCGACATCACTGGTGGCTTCTCTGTAGAAATTGATGAAACCTACAAGAAAAACAACAAAATCGGCTATGGCGTAATTTCTGCGTTGTATGGTTGCAAAAAAACACAGCTTGAAGGCTTCGGCTCTAACGCTGGTTCTTATCGTGACCTCGCGACCTATGTTATCACTCACTATACCGCAATCTAAGGAGAATTAAACATGGCTGCTTTAACTGGAACAGTAGCACTTGCTGGTAAAAATGGCGAAATTGGCCAACAATACTTAGCACGTGGCTCTTATACCTTTGCTGCGGAAATCGAAGATGCTGACACTATCACTTGGAGTAACATTCTCCCTGCTGGTGGTGCGAAGGTTGTAGGTTTTCGCATTTATGGTCAAGAAATTGACACTAATGCAACTCCTACTGCAACATTCATCGTTGGCAACACCGATGATACCGATGGTTACTTGAAAACCAAAGGTGGCGCGGTTGGCTTGCAAAACTCACTTGCAGGACAGCTCTTTTATGCTGGTGATGGCGACCTGATTACAAGCGGTAGCATCATTACCAATCGTAATGTGGTTCTAACCATGACTGCTGCTACTGCAACAGGCGCATCATCTGGTACGATTTACATCGAACTGGTACTTGAAGGCGCATAACCGAAAGGGCTGGCTGAATGGCTACGTTATCTACACTGCGCGAGCAAATTAAGAGTGAGTTGCAAGTGAACGGCACTGCTCTTGATGAGCTGGTAGATAATGCTATTCGGTCAGCCCTCCGCCTTATGTATGGGCGGAGGTTCTGGTTTCTCGAAGCCAGAACAACAATTACACTGGCAAGCGGGAATAGTTCAGTTTCTTTGCCTTCTGACTATTCCGCTTCTGGTACATTCTCGCTTGTAAATGGCGCAAGCGTTTTACAAGATGGCGCAGGATTCGATTATCTGACGTTTGATAACTTAGAGCGCGATTACTTATTGCTTGCAACATTGCCAACGGGTGCGCCTGTGGCCTGCGCTGTATTAAACGGCACACTATACACCTCTCATACCGCTGATCAGGATTATTCTGTGCGTGTGAGTTATTTCAAAAAAGACGCAACGCTTCCGACTGCTGGCACTGATACTTCAGTATGGTTTGATGAAGGCTATGATGTAATTCGTGCAAATGCGCGGCTTATCTTTAAGCGTGAAGCGCAGGGTTATGAAGCCAATCAGGCCGATGAAGATTTAGCGCAATATTATTATGGCAACCTTTGCCAAGCTGGTGCGATGTATAATGAAGGGGCAAGATAATGACCACGACAACCAATTTAGGATTAACTAAACCGACTGTAGGTGGTGATGGTGATTTGTGGGGCGGATACCTCAACACCAATATGGATTTAATTGACGCACAAGCCCCTCGCGTGATTGCGGTGGCTATCAGCGATGAAACCACAGCAATCACTACCGGTTCGGCAAAAGTAACATTTCGGATGCCTCATGCCATGACGGTGACAGCAGTGCGGGCATCTCTCACTACAGCTTCAAGCTCTGGCATTCCAACATTTGATATTAATGAAGGAGGCGTTTCAATTCTCTCTACAAAATTGACGATTGATGCAAATGAGAAAACCAGCACTACGGCGGCAACTCCAACGGTTATTAGTGACCCCAACTTAGCTGATGATGCCGAGATTACAATTGACATTGATGTTGCTGGCACTGGTGCAACAGGCGCAAAAATCTATCTGATAGGGATTAAGGCATAGTGTTTTTAATCAACCCATATAGCTTTGGTGGCGGTAATCTTTTTGCCGTTACGTCTTACACGGGCAGCGGCTCTACGCAAAGCATCGTCACTGGGCAGAATCAGGCGGTGGGGGCGTTGGATTGGATTAAACGCACAGATTCTGCATCAGTTGAGATGATTGTAGTGGATACGGCGCGAGGCGGAAGTAAGTATTTTCGCACAACAGATAATGGTCTAGAACTTGATTTTACATCAGGCCGCGAATGTGCTTTTTTATCCAATGGCATCCAGGTAAACTCAAATGGCGATGGATACACTAACACCAGCGCAGGAGCATATGTTGCTCTTTCGTGGCTAGAACAAGCTGGCTATATGGATGTGGTGACTTATACAGGGAATGGGTCAAATCGCACTATCTCGCATGACCTTGCTATTGTTGCGCCTTCCTTGATGATTATTAAGGAGCGCAGTTCGTCAGAGGATTGGATTATTTACCATGCGTCTTTAGGTAATACGTCTTATGCTATACTGAATAGTACATCGGCTGCTTCAACAAGCCAACCTACTGTATGGAATAGCACCACTCCTACAAGCTCGGTGTTTTCGCTGGGAACTTCTACAGGTGTTAATCAGTCCGGCCAGACCTACGTTGCCTACCTCTTTGCCGAAAAAGCAGGGAAAAGCAAGTTTGGTGCTTACTCAGGTACGGGATCCACAAATAGCATTACGGGACTTGGCTTTGCTCCTAGTGTTGTTTTGATAAAACGCACTACTTCTACAGGCGGCAATTGGCAATTATTCTACAATGTGCAAACTACTCCAGTTCTCTTAATACCGAATAATACAAATGCTGCAGTTAGTGGTGGTTTTAGCAGATTAACTGGATTGTCTGACGGATTTAGATTAGATAACGCAGACGGTGTAACTAATGCCTCTGGCTCTACTTATATCTATGCAGCGTGGGGTTAATCATGCGCTCAGGGAAGATGATAGATGTAAAATATCAGGGCGGCACGATGAAAGCCCCACAGCAGACAAAGATTACTGCGTCTGCGTTTACTGCTACGGATAAAGTGCAGTTTGTAGATGATGGGCGCTTGACTACAATCTTGCCGTGGTCTGATGTCACGCCTTCTTCACCTTCATTTCTCGGTGCGTGTCGCTCTATTCATGGTGTGGAAATAGGGCAGACTGGCTTTTATTACTACTTTGGCACTCATACGTCACAGTATTTTTTGCGTAATGAAACACTAACAAATATCTCGCCTTTTGCTGATCAGAAAAGCGAATTGCTGGGGGATAATCCGTTAGATGTTCATTCTGGTAGTGCCACAATGGATATAAACTGGACTGCACACGGATTGACAGTAGGTGATGAAATCACGCTCTCTGGTTCAACTACGGTTGACGCTGTGGATGCGACAACCTACATTAACATCGCACACCGCGTTGCTTCGATTATCAGTGCCAATGAAATTACGGTGACGCTGGGCACCACCGCAGGCAGTACAACTTCAGGCGGTGGCAGTGCAGTAGTGGCAACGGCTATCGGACGCACTGCGGTATTGGGTGCAAATCCCATCAGTGTAACTAATGGTAGCCCTACGGTCACGGTGATTTACACTGCGCATGGCTTAACCGCCGGGCAGCGCATTAAATTAAACTTTGCCACAGCAACTGGTGGCATTACTGCGGCTATGCTGAATAAAGAGCATATTGTCGTGACTGTGCTTACAGCAGATACATTTACAATTACTGCAAGCGGAAATGCGTCATCCACCACTACGGGTGGCGGTTCTGTGGTGTCTATTTTTACACAAATGGCGGCTGGAAATCTCGACCAAGCAAACGCTTCTGGTTATGGCTATGGACTATATGGCGCGGGAACCTATGGAACGCCTAAAACCTCTATTAGTGGTTTGCAATCATATCCCCGCACATGGAGTTATGGCGATTTCGGCTCTGATATTGTAATGAACGCAGGTGATTTTCTCACAGGCGACGGACAGAAAATCTATATTCATGATGGCAGCACAAGCGTTGCTCCTACAGTACTTACAAATGCGCCTACCGATTGCAATTATGTTTCGGTAGTTAATAATGCAGTAGTGGCTTTATGTGGAACGCGCATTGATATATCAGATTTAGGTGATGCTACGGTATGGGATGCGGCTATAACAAACACGGCCTATAGCGTAACGCTGCAAAATGTTTCCCGTTTGATTTCATGTGTTCCTATTGGTGATAAACAAGCTCTCATTTATAGCTTTAATGAAGTGTTCTTGCTTACTTATGTAGGTGGTGCTGACCGTTGGGATATTCGCCAGCTTCCATCCTCTGAAGGCATGATTGCACCACAGGCATGGGCTAAGATCAATAGCGTGATTTACTGGCTTGGGTTCTACAACATTTATCGTTTTTCTGGCTCTGTAGTGGAAACCATCCCTAATGAGTTTAATGGCGAATGGATAAGCCTAAACATTAACAGGGCGCAGCATTATAAATGTTTTGCAACTGCTGATGTGAATGACGACCAGATATTCTTTCATTTTCCTACAGGTGCAAACCTAGAGCCGAGTGATTATGCCATTCATGCTATTGATAAAGGATTTGTAACGCTTGGTACTATGCTTAGAACTGGCGCCATGAAGCGATATGTGGGGCAGAAACACTATTATGCTTATGGCAATTCTGCCTCTGTCGCAGGGAATATCTATATCCACTTTGTTAATGATGGCTCTTTGACCTTTGCATGGTCTGCTACAATGGCGGAGGCGTATTTGGGTGATGGCGATAAACGCTATGCTATCACGGATTTCTTCCCTGATGCCAACATGGAAGGTAATATAACCTTGACGGTAACTTGTCGTGAATATGCTCAAGACACTGTTACCTATACGCAGACTTACACCATTACATCTACTACGCAATGGATAACCATTCGTGCGGCTGGACGACTGGTAAGCCTTACTTTCTCAGGAAACTATCAAACCACAATGGGTATTCCTAAAATGGCCATTAAGCAGCTGGGGGATAGATAATGCCTTTTCGTGATTATCCTGTATTGAGTGTAATGAAAACTGAGACAGCGATTCAACAAGTGTTTGATTCGCGTAAGTCTGACCAGATTGTAATTGAGCAACTAGAAAAAGGAAAGTTTCAGGGCAGATACCGCACAGGGCAACGTGCAGTACCTACTAGTAGCACGGATGTTACGGTACAAGATTTTGTTGGTGATATGATAAATAACGGAAGTTTTCTCTATATTCTACTGGATGTTTCTGGTAGTATTGAATGGCGCAGACTTTCGATTAGTAGCTTTTAATTGAGGTCTTTTTTTATGGTTAGTTTAGCTGGAATTGGTGATGTTCTTAGTATTGCGGCTCCTATTTTAGGTGCTTTTGGTAAAGCAAAAAATACACAGCAAGCGCAGGCAACTTCTGGCTTTGAAACCATGCCGCAAAAGGTAAAAGATTACCTTTTGAATACTGCTTATAATGATATTCTTGCCCTTCGTAATGAGCCGCGTCCGTCTATTCCATTCCGCCGCGCTGATGCTAGTGATTACGATCCTATTTTTGGGAGTCAGGCGCGTGTTGCATTGCAGCGTTATTATGACGAAAAGGCAATGCCAAAGGATGAAGTGAAATCAGAAACGACTAAATCGCAAGGTGACAATACATTTTCAAATGACGCTTTAGAAGCTATGGTTATGGCGCAATATGCTATGTTGCCAGAAGCTAGAAAGCAACAAGCGTTGATGAATTTACAGCGTGTAAAATCTCGTGCTGGCCAGACGAATAAATACAGTGGTGATACTGTAGATTATGGTGAATGGCTTCGCGGTCAAATGAAAATGGGCAACAGTGGTGCGGCACAATCCTTATTTCCGCAGGCAAACCCCGATTATCAGGCTGGATTTATGCAGCAAGCTCCAAGCTATCACGCAGCTACTTATGACCCGACAACTAGCTTGATAGGTGCAATTCTTCCATCTTTGGCGATTGCAGGGATGACGGCTGGTGCTGGTTTAGCTGGTGTTCCTGCTGGTGCATTAAAAGCAATTAAAGGGGTAACTAGTTTAGCGGGAGCGGCAAGATAATGGCAAACACGCTCAATAATGCACAGGTTAATCAATTCCTTGCTTCACAGGGATTGCCACAAGTAGCTGGCACTGGTCAAGCGGCTGGGCTTATTGCAAATAAAGGACTTAGTGACGCTTTTGCGCGTTTTCAAGCTGGTGCTGGGGCAATCACGGAACCTACTACCGTGGCTAAGATTAACGCCACTCCACAGGGAGCAGGTCGTGGCGTAGTCCCTATGACTACCGAGCCGTTGCATGGTTATGAAAAAACTGGATTGCAACAACTAGCTGGCCAAAATACAGGTGATTTGCAAGCTGTATTGCAGCAGTTAAAAGGATTAACCACTAACCCACAAGGCGCGACCGCTGGCTATATAAATCCTTTAGCGCAAGGTTATCTGCAAGAAGCTGGTGGGATGGTGCGCGGTTCCACTGCACCTATTACCATGGAGCAAATACAGGGTATCGCCAATCCTTATGCGGCAGGGATGAAAGAAAATCTTACCGAAGCAGGGCGCAGAGCAAGGGCTATTATTACAGCCAATCAAGGCACTCGTGGTGCGCGAAGCTTTGGTGATACATCACAAGGCCAGCAACTTGGCGCCACTTTTAGCGAAGAAATAAAGGGTGACCGCGAGATTGACTATAATACCTTCAATACCGCATTGCAGGAATTGGTAAGACAACGTGGCGCGATGCAGTCAGGTGGCCAGATTCTAGGCGGATTAGGAAGCACCGCGCAGAGTGTTACATCTTCCGCATTGCGTGATGCGCTGGCTGCTATCGGTGGTCAGGCTGAAGTGGCTGATGGTATCAGTTCACTAGGTCGTCAACAAGCACTTGATACGCTGGGTGCTGGCCAGTATATTCGTGACTATAACCAACGGATTAACGATAAGCTGGAAGCTGATATTCTCGCTGAAGCGGGCTACGGCAGACAGAATCTTTCTGATGTTCTGGAGATGCTTAAATCCACCTACGGTGGCACTCAGTATCAATATACGCCAAGAGCGAATGCTATTCAAGATATAGGGTTCGGTTTAAAGACGCTAGGCGCTGGGATTGAAAATTATAATGATAGGAATAAGGGTAAAAGCAGTAGTGGCAATGCCGCCACTGGTGAAAACATAAGGTGGAATTTCTAATGCCATACGATTTACAATTAGGGATTGCTGGCGCTGCTGATATGGCTTATGGCGGTAATGCCGTGCAACAACTGCAAAACCTTCGCCAAGCTCAAGCACAGCAAGAGGAATATCAGGCCGGCAAGGCTAGGGCGGAAGCTACTAAAGGTATTTTGGCACAAGCTGGCTCTGACCCTGTAAAGCTAAAAGAGGCCGCAAATGCCATCATGAAGACTGGTGATTATGAAACTGCTAACAAGTTGCTTCAAATTGCTGTAGCGCAAGAAAAAGAAGCAAGGTTGCAGCAACAACAAGCATTGATGCAAGAAGCCCTTATGGGTGGCGGTTTGGGCGAAGGTGGCGATGCAAATAAATTAGCTGCACTTGGCGTTATGTCTGGGAATCCACAACTGATGCAGCTTGCACAGTTTAAGCAAGCGCAAGAGAATCGAGCAGAAGATTTAGCCCGTGGTTCTGCTGAAACCACATATAAAAAAGAGCAGGCTATTTTTGATACTGAAAAAGGGTTGCGCGGTGAATTCAAGGATAGAACCAAATCCTTTATGGAGCAACGTGATGCGTTTGGGCGTATTGTGAACTCTGCAAAAGACCCCAGCGGCGCGGGTGACTTGTCACTCATTTTCAATTACATGAAAGTGCTAGACCCCGGCTCAACGGTTCGTGAGGGCGAGTTCGCACAAGTTGGAAAAGCTGGGGGGCTTCCCGCTGAAATTCAAGGAATGTTTAATCGCATTCAAGGTGGTGAGAGGCTTACCCCTGAAGTGCGTAAGGATTTAGTAAGCCGCGCTGGAGAACTTTACAAAGGTGCAGAAGAACAAACTAATATCCTTGCTGATGAATATCGCGGTTTAGCTTCTCAATACGGTGCAAAGCCTGAGCGTGTTGTTGGTAAGTTTGGATTACCTGATAAAATTAAAAAAGATTATGAATCACTGATTGGTATTAATAACAAAGTGGTTATCAAGCATCCGCAATATGGCGATGTTACCGAAGACGATATTGCCACCACAATGCAAGAAAACAATATGACTCGTGAACAAGTGTTGCAACAGTTGGGGGTGCAGTAATGGCTGGCCGTAACCTTTTTGCTTCTACATCATCTGCGCCTTCAGTGCCTCCTGTTCCTCAAGAAGCTAGCTTACTGGATGAGCTTGGTAGGCAAGCCGCGAGGACTTTACGTTCTGGTGCAACTGGTATTGCATCTGTATTAGATACACCGCGCATCGTCACTGACCCGCTGTACACAGCTGGATACTATGGCGCGAAAGCATTAGGCGCACCAGAAGCTCAAGAATTCTTTAGACAAGAACTTGCGCGGCCTACTTATGGGCAAATGACAAAAGAAAAGATTGATGAAGTAACGGGTGGAGTATTAAAGCCTCGTAATAAGATTGAGCAATTCTCTGATGTAGGCTCTGAGTTTTTAGTATCCGCGATGACCCCAGATGTAATAACTAAAGGAGCAAAAACCATAGGCGGTATGGTGGATAAAGCTAAATTGCCGTCTGTTGACGATATTAAGGCAGCTTCTCAGAAAATTTACGATGAAGTTCTTAATTCTGGCGTTACTTTCGGGGATGATTTTTCTAAAGGAATGGCGGAGTCTACTAAAAAATTTCTTCCAAAAACCAAAGTACAGAAAACTGTATTAGCTGGCTCTCCTGCCACACAATATGCTTCACGATTTCAGAAGTTTTCTGGAAAGCCAATGACTATTGAAGATATTGATTTAATCGACAAAGATTTAACTGATGAGATTTACTCTCTCTCTGTTTCTAAACCAAATGAAGCAAGAAAATTATCTGATATTCAGGACGCATTTAGAGAATCAATAGGAAAGCAGCCAGTAGCTAAAGACTTAGCTAAAGCACGTGATCTTTGGGCGCAACAAGCCAAAATGCGTGACATTACTAAAATCATGGATAATGCAGCTCTAACTGATAATCCTGCAAAGTCTATTCAGACTGCTTTTCGCGGCCTTCTTCGCAATGAAAAACGCATGAAGGGCTTTACTGCTGAAGAACGCAAGCTAATCGGTAAGGCGGCAAAAACCGGGAATGTTATTGATGCAATGAGAATTGCTGGCTCACGCTTAAACACTATTGCTGTTGGTGCTGCAACAGGGAATATACCATTAGCTGCTGCGACTTTTGTAGGTGGCACTGGTGCACGAGGAATTGCAGAAACAATGCAGCGGGCAAAGGGCGAAAATGTTTTACGCGCTATTGCGGAAAGACCGATTGGCGAAGTAATTCCTGCTATTGGAAACAATACAGTCCCAAATTTAACACAAGCCGTCATAACTGGTGGAGCGGCTTCACTAGCTCAACCAGAACCAGCGATTAAAGAAAATATGCCACAGCAACCTATTGAGCCACAGTCACCGCCAAGTGGAAGAAACTTGTTTGCAAGGGAACCTATACCCCAACTCCCCGCCACCATCCCCGATACATTGCCGCAAAGCATCAAAGAAAACGAAGGCTACAGCCCTATTTCTTACAAAGATACAGAAGGATATACAACTGTAGGACATGGCATCAACCTTGATTCTGGCATTGCACGCAAGGCATGGAAACAAACTGGCATTCAAACGCCATTTGATGATGTGTATAATGGCAAAGCGGCCATTACTCCGCAAGAATCAGCGGCACTTGGTAACTATATGATGCGTGTTGCCGTGGAAGATGCAGACGCAATCTATCCAAAAATGCAGCGGCTTTCTGCGCCACAACAAGAAGCCCTTACTGAGCTTGCATATAATCTTGGCCGCCAGCGCCTTGCAGGAATGCGGCAGTTCAACGAAGCAATTAATAAGGGCGATAAAATCAACGCAATTCGTCACTTGATGCGCTCGAAATGGGTAACGCAGGTAGGGAAACGCCGCGCACGTCAAATAGCTAGCAAACTTTTAATGGAGACTTAACATGGCTGATAATTTTTCTAAAGCAACACCGCCTAATGCAACAAATACGATTCTTATTGAGAATCGCTCTGGAACGCAGCTTTCTGCTACGACAACTGCATCGCAAACTGCAACACTTGAAGGCGGTCTATATGATGTTGTTTCAGATGCAGCCGTATTTATCAAAGTTGCTTCTGATGCCAGCAGTATTGACACATCTGGCGATGGAATTAACTACCCACTAATTGCCAATACAATTATTACCGTTGCGGTTAGCGAAGGCAATAAAATTGGCGCAAAGACTGCCTCAGGTTCTGCAACCGTTACTATTCATCGGGTAGGTTAATATGATTCGTACACGCGGAAGGGGAAGGGCTAGGGGCGGCGCATTATCCATTATGGACACCGCTGGGGTGTTTGGGCGGGCATTCAAAGTAGCCGGTGATAGCAGAACAGCTAGTAGTTCCACTGTACAATCTGGTGGCACTGTTCCGATTGTTGACCGCACTGCAAACTATACGGAAACCAGTGGGATGATTGGCTGGGCGTTAGCTAATTGTGGTGGCCGAGCTTCTTTTGATCCGCTGAGTAATTATGGTGTGGGTGGTGATGATACATCTGAATTGCTGGCGAGAATCAGCGATATCGCCGCAGACTCAGCGCATAACGTGGTGGTACTAATTGGCGCAAATGACCGTGGTGGTGCTGCATTTACGCTACAACAGTCTATTGACAATCTTGACGATATTCTTGATGCGCTCCTTGCCACAAGCGATTTACACCCTAACGGGCATCGGGTGTATCTCTGTACAGAAATGCCATACGAATCACTTGTTGGGACTCAGCTCACTAATCACACAGGATTTCGTGATTATATCCGTACGATTAACCGCCCGAATGTTCACATCATTGAAACGTGGACTGCGGTGGCAACGTCTAGCACCGCGAATGAATTTACCGCGACTTATGACCTTGATGGCTTGCACCCATCTCCTATCGGCTTTCAGTTTGCGGCAGTTCCGCTTTCTGAAATGATTGAAGCAACCATATTGCCGCGTGGTGTTCTTCTTGCTTCCGATAGCACCACTGGCGTTTTAAATGCCAACTACGATATGGCTGGAACAAGCGGCACAGGTGTAACTGGTATATTTACAGGGAGCCTTGCAACTGGTTGGGTTGCAACAGCGAATGCCACTTATTCAGGAGTAACAGTCACTCTTTCAAAAGAAACCCGCGCCGATGGCTATGAATGGCAGAAAGTTGTATTTTCTGGAACTCCAAATACAACCAACGGATTCATCTGGTTCTATAACATTGTATCAAGCGCCGGCTTTGTCGTGGGTGATTTATATTATGGCGCAGGGCGTGTTGAGTATGAAAACTTAGATAATATCGTAAACGTTTCGCTTGAAATGCTGGGTGTAAGTGTTACCAGAAAATCTCGCGCATTAGACGGCTATGATTCGACCCGCCTGATTTACAGTGACTCCAATGGGGAACAAATTCAAGTATTGCCTTTGCAGGGGTTTGCATCAGGGGCAACAGCAGCACAAATTGCCCTTAATATTAAATGGGGAACCAATACCGACCCCGTGGCCGGAACCATTTGGTTTCGTGATATGACAGCGCGAGAAGCTTCTATCGCTCCAATGCTTATCACCGCGCCTGCAATCACTGGAACGGCACAAGTAGGCCAGACGCTCACTTGCTCGACTGGTACATGGCAAGGCACGCAAAGCATTACTTATGCTTACCAGTGGAAAGCTGCCGGTGTGAATATTTCTGGTGCAACCAGTTCTACCTATTTGCTTACGTCAAACGAGGCAGGAAAAGCTATTACTTGCACAGTAACAGCAACCAATAGCGTAGGTAGCAACTCGGTTACCAGTGAGGCAACTGCTGAAGTTTTGCTTGCACCTAGCAATGTGACTACGCCAGTCATCACTGGTACGGCAAGCGTAGGTCAAACGTTGACATCTTCCACCGGAACTTGGAACGGTTCCTCCCCAATCAACTATACTTACCAGTGGAAACGTGCTGGGGTTAATATTGTTGGGGCTACAAACTCCACTTATATCTTGGTTGCTGCTGATGCTGCGAACGTAATTACGGTAACTGTAACCGCTACTAATAGCGCAGGCAATGCAACGGCTACCAGTGCGGGTACATCTTTGGTGCTCTATCCGCCTAGCAATACCGTAGCTCCTTCTATCAGCGGCACAGCTCAAGTAGGCCAAACCCTTACTGCCTCAAATGGTACTTGGGTAGGTGCAGCGACTATTATTTATTCCTACCAGTGGAAACGTGCAGGCTCGAATATCGTAGGCGCAACCAGCTCGACGTATGTTCCTGTTTCCGCAGATATAGGTAATACCTTAACTGTTAATGTGACGGGTACAAATAGCGATGGTTCTGCTACAGTAACTAGTTCTGCTACTTCTGCTGTAATCGCCGCGTCACAATACGTTACTTCAGTTAAACGATATGAAGTAACTATTCCTTCATCAACAGCTAGTGCAACTGTAACAGTTGATACAATGGATAGCCGTTCTTTGATTTTTGCAACGTTTCGTGGAACCTCTACTACATCAGGGCCAACTGTTGCAGCATGCAGAATCGAACGCACAAACGACACAACTGTAACTTTAATTAGACAATCTGCTGGTGGAACTCCTACTATTACGGCAGAAATAGAAATATGGTATGCAACTGATTCGCTTGTTGAAAGCGTTCAATATGGAACAATAGCACTTGGCACAATAAGTCCACCTGCCACTGCAACTACTGGAACAACAACAATTACCTCTGTCGATACTTCACGTACGTCAATCATGTGGCTTGGCATGGATTCCAATAGTGGGACATTATCAGCTGGACGGTTAAATAGTTATGTTACACTAACAAATTCTACTACAATTACAGGAGTTACATCTAACGCTATTACTGGAAGCATTGGATTTATGGCTGTTCAATGGGCAAGTGGAGCTATTGATTCAGTACAAAATCTACTTGATACTTATACTAGTGCAAATACATCTGAAAACAAAACCATCACTTCTGTTGATGTAAACCGATCTTTGGTATTTTATGCAGGTATTTCTGGATTAATAACTGGATCAAGTGATCTTCTTTATACCAGAGAACTCACAGGAAGTACTACTCTTACATATACTCGTGTTGGTACAGCAACCATTAGTCGCACTATTTCTACGTCAGTAGTTCAATTTAAATCTAATGTATTTGCTGCAAATATTCAGCGTAGTACAATTAACCTTGCAGGCGTTAATAGTAACACAGCAACAATTACAAATGTAGGGACATCTAAAGGATTTTCCTTATTTAATGGCTGGCGATCTGCACAAACAAACGCAAATCCAAGCACTAATTGGGCAACAATTGAACTTACTAACGGCACAACTGTTACAGGAACAATTAATTCAACTAGTAATACAACAGTTATTGCATTTGAAGCAAGTGAACTCAAATAGGGAAAATTATGAAATTTTACGTCCAATATGATACAAATGGATATATTACTGGAACGGTAAATAGTGACACTGCACCAGACCATCCTTGCCAATTAGAATTTGATACCTCTGTAAATACTATTTTTAAGAAAGTGGTAAATAAAACATTAGTTGACGCGCTAGAATTAGTGGATGCTAAATAATGATAGCTGCAATTATAGCATTTATTTTTACAATAGCTGCCTCTGTGATACACGGGGGCGATTATCTGCGGTTTAAGGTAGTGGTGATTGGGTTACATTTGGCGGCGATTGTAGGGGCATTATGGCTAGGCGGTGTGACGGGGTATTGGCTGGCTACAGCGTTACCTATTACTGTTATTTACTGGTTTTTGTTTCGCACTGGTAAGCAGGCTAAGGCGGAACTGGATGCGATGGCTGGAATCGGAAAGGCTTGGGAGGCGGCAAAGGCGTATATTGTGCCATGTTGTGTGACCTCAATTCTTACAGCCGTAAGCTTCTTTCTTGCAAAATCCTTTGCACTTATTCCTTTTGCATTCTTTCCGTTTGCTTTCCTATGGGTTCCACCGTTAGCCTGTAAGCTATTCCCCTACGGCTCGCATGTATGGCCTCAAACACCCGAAAACTTGAAATTTCAGCGCAAACAGCGTATGAAAGTAGAAGCACTTGTTGGTGCATTTCCTTCTGGGCTGGCAATTGGTATTTTGATCTATGCAGTGCGGGGGGCTATAGGTGGATGAACTCAGTCTTGAACAAGCTGCCCAAGCTTTCCATGATTCACATAAGGCAACCTTTGTTGGTATTTTATGGGTAAAGTGTGGCAAAATAATCAAGGTCAATGCGCAGTTTTTGCGCATTTTCCAGATGGACGAAATCGACTTAGTGGGGTCGGATTGGTTAGACTTGGTGCATCCTGCCTCACGGGAGCGAGTGAAGCTTTCTATGAAGCGTCTGGGAAAGGACATCAAAAGCTTTCAGGGAATAGATGTGCAACTTGTCCATCCACAGACTGCTCAGACCATCCAAGCCGTCATGGCGGGATTTGCAATTTATGGGGAAAACGAAAAAGTTCACATTCTGATAAAGCATCTTATGCAGAAAGAATCGTGCGAGTTAAGCTCGTCTACGAAGACGGGATGGCTCAAGTGGGTGGTGCAGAACTGGCAGAACGTGGCCGCCATACTTACCCTGCTGGCAGGTTTCACGGCTATACTCTGGCAAAAGTTGCCGCAGCATGGGGAGCATTAATGTTTGCGTTTTCCGTGCTTTATTCATGTAATGCACAAAGCGATTGCCCTTGGCCGGATGAAAAGGTAAGATACCGATTAATAGCCGAAATGAAAGCTCTTGGAGAGGTGAAGGTTTCATGAAGTTTGGGGTTATACCAAAGCACAAGAAAGTTGAAACTCCGCAGCAGAAGCTAAAAGCCCTGCAAAAAGAACGCGACTGGAAAATCAAGCGCGGCGAATCTCCTTCACCATCACTCACTACGCGGATTAAGGAACTGGAGGCGATGGTATAATGGCGGATATTTTAAAAATGCCAGTGACCTTAACTGAGCCTTTAGTGTGGAGTTGCGTCTGCGGCAATCAGTCGTTTTTTGTTTGCTCCGATGGCACAATAAAATGCACTGGATGCAGCGAGTTTCAGCCCGGAGTTGATATTGTAATGCAAAAGGTAAATCTGCACGCCGAGAATGAGAGGTAGTTTGTGACCATCTATTTCACCGATAAAGAACTTGCCTGCGAAGGCACTGGGATTACATGGCTGGCTGAGGGGTTTGGCGACAAGCTGGATGAACTCCGCCACGCTTACGGCAAGCCTATGAAGGTGAACTCCGCCTGCCGTAGCATGAAGCATAATGCCGCAATCAATGGGCATCCTAATTCAGCGCATGTGTACGATCATCCAGCGCGTGAATTTAAGGGTAGCTACGCCATAGATATTCACTGTGTTGACGGGCAACTACGCCTGCGCATGGTGCAGTGTGGAATCGCTTTGGGGTGGAGCGTAGGGGTCAACAAAACCTTTATTCACTTTGACCGCCGAACTGATTACTTCCCTGATATGAAACCCGCATTATTTACCTACTGAAAGGATAATCCTATGGAACTCAACCCCATCATTGATAATCTGATTGATTCCCCGCTGGGCATGTATTGGATTGCGGCCAGCACCATCATTGGCTCGCTGGTGGCGATTGCCTCGGTGATTGTGCCGTTTACCAAAACCCCGAAAGATGACGAGATTCTCGCCAAGGTGAAAACCGT